CATAGTTACCTTGCACGTAACGCCCCTAAAGCTGCAATGGCTATGGTAGGTGCGCTATACGACCCTACAGAGCTAGGTATTCGTGATAAGATGCAGGCAGCTAAAGAACTACTTGATCGTACAGGTCTAGTTAAGACTGAAAAGATGCAAGTAGAGGCAAAGGGTGGTGTTATGTTAATGCCAGCTAAAAACCCACAGGATGACGATGACTAAGAAAGTAGGTACGTGGAAACTTCCACAGCCAACCGACCTAAAAGAAGATAATGAATGGGTTCCAATCCCACGTGTAGCAAGAACCATTCCGTTTGGCTACGAAATTGATCCAGAGGACACAGGAATCCTCTTGCCAATTGAGCACGAACTTGATATGCTTGAGCAAGCAAAGAAATACCTTAAACAGTATTCGTATCGGGAAGTGGCAAATTGGCTTGCAAGAAATACAGGCAGGTCAATTTCACATGTAGGATTAAAGAAACGGTTGGACAATGAGCGACAAAGAAAAAACAAAGCTGGAAGCCTACGCAGATGGGCAGACTATGCAAAAAAGGCAATCGCCAAGGCGGAAGAAATCGAAAACAAGCGCATCGGCGCAAAAGAAAAAGACAGTACAGACGAAGCAGCTTAATCCTACAGTAATAGTAGATAAGTTTACACAAAAGGTTGAAGAGCAACATAACATAATCTTTAAACCTAATGAAGGCCCACAGACTGACTTCCTTGCATCAAGTGAACGTGAGGTACTATATGGCGGTTCTGCAGGTGGGGGTAAGAGCTACGCCATGTTAGCTGACCCTTTACGTTACATGGGTGTTCCAGCCTTCGCAGGATTGCTTCTCCGGCATACTACGGAAGAACTAAGGGAACTTATTACTAAGTCACAGGAAATGTACCCTAAGATTTGGCCCGGTATTAAGTGGTCAGAACGTAAGATGACATGGACTGCACCGTCTGGTGCTACATTGTGGTTAAGCTACCTAGATAAAGACCAAGACGTTACACGTTATCAAGGTTTGGCGTTTAGTTGGATTGGATTTGATGAACTTACCCAGTGGGCTACTCCTTATGCGTGGAACTACATGCGCTCACGGTTACGTACTGCAGACCCTACCTTACCTCTTTCTATGAGAGCCACCACTAACCCCGGTGGTAGAGGTCATCACTGGGTTAAAAAAATGTTTATTGATCCTGCACCTGCAGGTGAGTCTTTTATAGCTACAGATATTGACAGTGGTGAGCAATTAAAATATCCTGCTGGTCACCCTAAAGCAGGTAAGCCACTATTTAAACGTAGGTTTATACCTGCTAGGCTTAAAGACAATCCGTATTTAGCGGAACAAGGTGACTACGAAGCAATGCTTTTGTCTTTGCCAGAGCAACAACGCAGACAATTGCTTGAAGGTGACTGGGATATTAAAGAAGGCGCAGCCTTTACAGAGTTTGATAGAAACGTACATGTAGTTGAACCCTTTGATATACCACATAACTGGGTTAAATTTAGAGCATGTGACTATGGTTATGGTAGTTACTCAGGTGTTATATGGTTTGCTGTGTCTCCTAGTGAGCAACTTGTAGTATACCGAGAATTATACGTAAGCAAAGTACTTGCCGTTGATCTTGCAGATATGGTTATGGAACTAGAAGCAGGTGATGGTAACATACGGTACGGAGTACTAGATAGTTCTTTGTGGCATAGACGTGGTGACACTGGCCCTAGCCTTGCCGAACAGATGGTACAAAGAGGTTGTAGATGGCGTCCGTCAGATCGTTCTAAAGGATCACGAGTAGCGGGTAAAAACGAAATACACAGACGTTTACAAGTAGACGAGTATACAGAAGAACCAAGGTTAGTATTTTTTAATAACTGCACTAATCTTATTTCACAGTTACCCGCACTACCTATTGATAAAAAAAATCCAGAAGATATTGATACACATGCAGAAGACCACTTGTACGATGCGTTAAGATATGGTATTATGTCGAGACCACGGTTTAGTGTATTTGACTTCGATTCAAGTAACACGCAGTATGGTAGAATGCAGGTAGCGGATTCTACGTTTGGTTATTAAGGAAAGATAAATGGCAGAAGAGAATGAAGGCTTCATCGAAGATGACGCAATTGCATTGGCAGATAGCGAAGACTCATCTATTGACGATGTAGATTCCTCTAAAATTATTCCATTTATTATGGAAAAATATAATCGTGCAGATGATTATCGCCAGCAAGATGAGCAGCGTTGGCTGCGTTCTTACCGTAACTACCGTGGTTTGTATAGCCCGGATGTACAGTTTACTGAAGCTGAAAAGTCTCGTGTATTTATTAAAGTAACTAAAACTAAAACACTTGCTGCATACGGTCAAATTGTAGACGTATTGTTTGCTGCCCAAAAGTTTCCATTGTCCGTTGATCCTACTGAATTACCAGAGGGTGTAGTTGCAGATGTAAACTTTGATCCTAAAGAACCTGAACAGTTACGTGAGTCAGAGCTTAATGAGCCTGTGAGTCCTTATGGCTATCCGGGTGATGATCGTGACTTACCTGCGGGAGCTACAGCTAAAACATTAACTGAAAGTTTAGGTCCACTAAAAAATAAGTTTGAAGGTGTAGAAGGTGTACGTGAAGGTACAGGTAAAACCCCTACAGCTATTACGTTTAGTCCTGCAATGATTGCAGCTAAAATGATGCAAAAGAAAATTCATGACCAGCTAGAAGAGTCAGGTGCAAGTAAACATTTACGTAGTACAGCATTTGAGATGGCTCTATTTGGTACTGGTGTAATGAAGGGTCCGTTTGCTATAGACAAAGAGTACCCAAGCTGGGATGAAGAAGGTCAATATACACCTACGATCAAAACTATCCCACAAGTATCCCACGTATCTGTATGGAACTTTTACCCTGATCCAGATGCAACTAACATGGACGAAGCTCAGTACGTAATTGAACGTCACAAGATGTCTAGAAGTCAAATGCGTAACTTAAAACGCAGACCATTCTTTCGTGGTAATGTAATTGATGAAGCAATTCAACTTGGTGAAAACTATACTAAAGAATATTGGGAAGATGATCTATCAGACTATTCACCCGATCATGGCGTAGAACGCTTTGAGGTGCTAGAGTACTGGGGTATGGTAGACGTTGAAATGCTACTTGATCAAGGCGTAGACATTCCAGATGAATTATCGGAAGTAGATGAACTACAGGCAAATGTATGGATTTGTAACGGTAAACTACTTCGTATGGTTCTTAATCCGTTTAAACCTGCCCGTATTCCTTACATGGCTGCACCGTATGAATTAAATCCTTACTCATTCTTTGGTGTCGGTATTGCCGAAAACATGGACGATACGCAAACACTTATGAATGGCTTTATGCGTATGGCGGTAGATAATGCTGTACTGTCAGGTAATCTTATCTTAGAGGTAGACGAAACTAACCTTGTACCGGGACAGGATATGTCTGTGTACCCCGGTAAAGTGTTTCGGCGTCAAGGTGGCGCACCCGGACAGGCTATCTTTGGTACTAAGTTTCCCAATGTATCTGGAGAAAACTTGCAGCTATTTGATAAGGCACGTGTACTTGCAGATGAAAGTACAGGCTTCCCTTCTTTTGCGCACGGACAAACAGGTGTATCAGGTGTAGGGCGAACGGCATCCGGTATTTCAATGCTTATGGGTGCCGCACAAGGTGGTATTAAAAGTGTTATCAAGAATGTAGATGATTATCTACTGCGTCCTCTTGGTGAAGGTCTGTTCCGTTTCAATATGCAATTTGACTTTGATCCTAAGATTAAAGGTGACTTGGAAGTTAAGGCACGTGGAACTGAAAGCCTTATGGCTAATGAAGTACGTAGCCAACGTCTTATGCAGTTTATGCAAATTTCTTCTAGTCCCGCACTTGCACCTTTTGCAAAATTCCAGTATATTATACGTGAGATTGCAAAGTCTCTTGAACTAGACCCAGACAAAGTTACCAATAACATGGATGAAGCTGCAATTCAAGCTGAACTTATGAAGGGTTTTCAACAACCAGCCGAAGGTCAAGGAGCACCAGCAGGTGCAAATCCAGCAGACCCAACGGGTGCGGGTGGCGGTAATATAGGCACAGGTCAAGTACCAACACCGCAAGAACAAGGATTTAGTGGAAATGCAGAAGGACAGGGAGCACCTCAACAAGCTCAAGCCGCTGGTCAACAACCACCAGCAGTGGGGTGACTTTAGCGAGTACTTAGACTTTGTTATAGCACAACAACATCGTGCAATGGAGCAGTCGGATAATATAGTTGCGGTGCATAGAGCACAGGGTGCAATTTACCAACTTCGTAGATTAAAATTACTTAGAGATGAAGTGTTAAAAAATGGCTGATGTAGGTAAAAAGACAGGTAAACAAACACAAGCAGGTAGAGATGTTTATGAAACTACCGAAGGTGAAATGGTATCTGAAAAATCTACAACTATAGAATATAAAGGTAAGTGGATTAATATCCCTACTATACACGGCGGTAAGCAATACTCCGAAAATGAATTAGTAGAAATGTTAAACAAAGATTTAATAGAGCCTACTAGTGTGCATAATGAATTAGAAGAAGCTATTGAGGCTGCGCAAAGTCGTAGTAATTCTCTTGAGTTTAATAAAGGTGGAACTACTATGAAAGATCAAATGGAACTTTTTGAAGATGGCGGTCTCAAGGATGAGGGTGGCATGGTCGATGAAGAGTCTGGCAACGAAGTTCCTGTAGGCGGTACACGTAAAGGTGTTCGTGATGATATTCCAGCTAATATTAGTGAAGGAGAGTTTATCTTTCCAGAAGATGTTACTCGTTACATTGGACTTGATAAACTTATGCAGCTACGCCAAGAAGCTAAGATGGGCTTAAAGCGCATGGAAGCTATGGGTCAAATGGGCAATAGCGATGAAGCTACTATAGACGATGACCTTCCTTTTGGTATGGCTGATCTTATTATTGTAGGTGCGGGACCAGAAGATAGTGAAGAACTTAATATGGCTGAAGGTGGGCTTACTACTACAGCTACAGGCTCTGGTAGAACTGTTGCGCAAACTGTACCTACTCAAACTACTCCTGTAACTACAGGGCAAACAATTACACGTAGACTTACACCTGAACCTACAGCGGTAACTAATGCCCCGGTTAACTTTAAAAAACTTATGGGTGACGCATCTATTGAGTACAAAGAATATCGTAACGCTGCAGGTGAATCTATGATGATTCCTATTGTGGGTGGTGTTCCACAATTTCCTGTACCAGAAGGATACACACTCTATACAGGTACAGATGCAGTAGAAAATACTAATACTACTGCAGGTGCAATTGTACGTGCAGCAAACACTGCTACTGCCGAAGCTAGGGCAGCTTCGATGGGTAGTGATAATGATACTCCTCCCCCAATGCCTACAGCAAAAGCTATTAACTGGTCAGGTTTATCTACTAAAGAATTAATAGAGCGTTCCGCCGAACTAACAGGGACAGGTAGTACAATTGCTAAAGGTGCTATGGCTTTCTTAGGGCCAATAGGTGCTATTGGTTACGCCATGATGCGACATCAAGAAAAGAAAGTTGCCGCAGAGATTGCTAGTCGTTTAGCTAAAGGTGGATTAACTGCGGCACAAAAAAAGAGTCTAACTGAATTACAAGAAAAATTAGCACCCGCTAAAGTTACTACCCTTTTTGGTAAAGTCATTGAGTTTGTAGGTAGCGCACTTGGATTAACAGGTACTGATGTAGAGGCAGCTAAGAAGAATACAGGAGCATTGGAAAAAACCTCAGACTTACCTGTAGCTGGCACTACAGCTGCGCCAATAAGAACTGAGATGAAAGTAATAGCAGACGCAACTGCAATGGTTCCTGAACTAGGTGAAATTGGTCCTATTAGTAGCGTGTCTACCGCCAACATGGCTGCAGATTTAGCAGAGGAAGGCAGGGCTTACGACCAATCTGTAGAAGCATCTACCTTAATGTATAGAGATATGTTAATGGGTAAACCTTTACCAAGTGGATTAACTGAAGAACGTATCACTAATAACATTATTGAAAGACTAGGTGTTGATGCTTTACGTGAAATTCAGTCTAGTATACGCCCTGATATGCCAAGTCCTTACGCAAAACTTCCTAGACCTGCTTTACAAAGGGTAAATAAAGAACTTGACAGGATGAGTGATACTGTCTATGATGATGGTCTGCCAAGTGAGAGGGAGTATTTTGAATCTTTACGATTGTCTGAGCCGGGAAGTCAGATGACAACGGAAGAACAAATTCAAAAACGTAAAGACTTAGCATCTAATTATCAAATACCTCAAATTCAACTTGATCCTCGTAGTCCTACTGTTGATCAACCACCAATTGCTCCTATTGGAGCTACACCTACAGCATTTACTGATCAACCTCCTATATCTGGTCCTTTACAATATGATATGTTTGGTAATCAAAAATCAAGTATTGCCTCACGTAAAGAAGCAGATAAAGAGTTACTTGATTCTTCTGAAGATGCAAATACAAAAGTTCTTTTTAATCAAGTGGAAAAACTACTTAGCGAAGGAAGTCAACGTGAGCCACTTTCTGATGTCGATCCTAATTTACAATTAGAGTCAGCGCCTTCTTTTGCTCCTAAACTAAGTGCTGTACCTCAGTCTACATCACAGCCTTCTGGACCTTTTTTAAACATACCTCGAAATCTAGGTAGGGGAACTACCTTAGAAGAAGCTCAATTAGCAGCTATGGAAAAAGGATATGTTCCACCACCCAGTGTAGATGTAGTACCACCTAGTCCTGTAACTAATTTAGATTTAAGACCACAGGCCAAACCAGCTACTATTTCTCAACCTACTAGCTCAGGACAAACTAATCCTAATATATTTAGAGTTGATACAGGTGCTCCAAGAGTAGATACTAGTAGTCTTGCTGGTATTAGTGCCGCTTCAGGTCCAGATGCTTTTGACCCTAGAAATTTGGGTGGCTCAGAGGGTTATGGTAGTATTGCTCAACAAACACAACAGGCGTTTGATACAAGTGTATATACTCAACCATCTAGTATGTCCTTGCCTACGCCTTCTGTAGATACAAGCGTGTATACTCAACCGTCTAGTATGTCACTAACGCCCCCAACTACACCAAGAACTTTTAATGAAGAATTTGCGGCACAACGCAAAGCGGGTGCAAAAGAGTTTAGCTACGACAGAGATGGTGATGGTAAAACAGAAAGATACACTACGCAAACTGTAGAAGAAGCTGCACCTGCAGGTACTAATACGTTTGTTCAAAGTGCTAAAAATTTACTTACACCCTTTGACAACAAAGAGTATGTGGGTGGTAAATTAGTTACTACTAAAAAAGATAGGGATACTTCTAAGTCTACCTCTAAAGCAAAAGCCCCTAGTGCAAAAGTTAAAAATCAAGTAGCTACTAGTTCTGGTAACAAAGTTACTGTAGAAACCAAACCATCTAGTAATAAAACTGAAGGTGCCGTTAGTGCAGGTGGTCAGTATGCAGGTGATGGCTTTGAGTGGGTGGCAAAAAAGAACGCAGACGGAACTCCTGCACTTAACAAAAATGGCGGCAAGCAACTTACTCGTACATATACTGGTGTTAACAAAAACACTACTGGTAGTAACGATACATCTAGCGCATCCTCTAGCGGCAGTGATAAGTCAATTGTTTGTACGGAAATGTATCGGCAGACACAGCTTGCAGATTGGCAACAGGCTATGAAAATCTGGCATGTATATCAAGAAAAGCACTTGACAATGTATCACCAAGTAGGTTACCATTGGTTATTCCAACCATACGTTAGAGGTATGAAAAATAGTTCTGTCTTAACTAAGATAGGTTCTAAACTAGCAAAGCATAGAACACAACACTTACGGCACATACTTACTAAAGGAAAAGCTAAAGACGATCTATTAGGTAACGTCTGGTGTAAATTCATACATCCTTTGGTATACGTAGCTGGTGTTATTAAAGAAAAGATAGGCAAGTAAATGGCAGAAAAAACATATTCACAATACTTAGGTGAAGTATCTACTAGGTTTAACGCTTTAGAAGAAGAGCAAAAAGATGTTATTCGATCTTTAGAAGGAACTACTGAAGGTGCTGTACTGAGTCAAGTACTAGGACAGGACATAGCATCTATGGATATGTACAATGAAGAAATAGTTGTAGATGAACCTACACCTAAACGTGGTTTAGCGGCACGTATTTAATTCGCTAATTTGACTGGCTACTCATCCCCCTACCAACATAGGCTACGGTGGCCCCAGTATGAAAGAACTGAAAATGAACGATACTACTGTTGTAGGTGAAGTAGAGACACCTAAAGTTGCAGCATTTGCAAACCGTAAATACTCTAATGAAGAACGCCGTAAGCAAGAGCAAGAAGAACTTGACGAACTTATTGCTGAACAGAATGGCGAAACTAAAGAGGCAGTACAGGAAGACGATCAAGAACCTGTAAATGCAGAAGATAAAAGTTTTAAGAAACGCTATGGTGATCTTAGACGCCATATGCAAGAAAAAGAAAAGTCTTGGGACGAAAAGTTTAAACAACTTGAACGTCAACTTGAGCAATCTACTAAGCAAGAGATTAAACTACCTAAGTCCGATAGTGACATTGAGGCTTGGGCGGAACAGTATCCAGACGTAGCGGCTATTGTAGAAACTATTGCAATTAAAAAAGCACGTGAGCAAGCAGAAGGTTTGGAAAACCGTGTAAAAGAAATTGACGAAATGAAAGCTGAAGCTAGTCGTAAGAAAGCTGAAGTTGAATTGTTACAGGCTCACCCTGATTTTGGTGATATTCGTGACAGTGATCAGTTCCATGAATGGGTAGAAGAACAGCCCAAGTGGGTACAGGATGCACTGTATGAAAATGATAGTGATGCTCGTTCAGCCTCTCGTGCAATTGATTTGTATAAAGCTGACATGGGTATCAAGGCAAAGAAAACATCTAGTAATCGTGACGCCGCTCGTTCTGTAAATAGCCGTAGCGGAAACAATGCACCAGAGACTGAAAATAAAGTTGGTGTATTTTCTGAGTCACAAGTAAACAAAATGTCTGCCCAGCAGTACGAATCGCTTTCCGATGAAATTATGGAATCTATTCGGACAGGGAAATTTGTTTACGATATGTCGGGAAATGCCCGATAAACCTATTGACATCTTAGTTATATGTGATATAACTATATGTACAATGTAATAGTGTCGGCCCCGCTAGGTATCAACTACGGTTACCCGGCACTATTAATACCCTAGCAAACAATACTAATATCTTTCGGACAACCTAATGTCTCATGGCCCGTTTAATAGAAGGTCGGCCAACTTTCTAAAGAACGCACCCTAGTAGTACATAGCCTTCGCATAATTGAGTAATAGTTTGCATCTGTAATCTAAATGCTAAAGGAGAATTATTATGGCATTCGGACAAGCTTCGGGTTATACCAACCTGAACTCAGGCAACTTCTCGCCTGTAATTTACAGCAAACAGGTGCAACTTGCATTCCGCAAAGCATCTATTGTTGACGCAATCACTAACAACGACTATTTTGGCGAGATCGCCAACATGGGAGACACTGTGAAGATTATTAAAGAGCCTGAAATCTCAGTCTCTGCATATCTTCGTGGTACAACCATCACTCAGCAAGACTTGACAGATAACGATTTCTCGTTAGTTGTTGATAAAGCTAACTATTTTGCTTTTAAAGTTGACGATATTGAAGAGGCTCATAGCCACATCAATTTCCAAACTCTTGCATCTGATCGTGCCGCCTTCCGTTTGGCTGACCAACATGACCAAGAAGTTCTTGGCTACTTGGCTGGTTTCAAACAGTCTGCATTGCATGACAATGCCGATACAGTGAATGACCAAGTTAACGGCACTAAAGCTGACGCAACTGCAGGCACAGATGAACTGCTTGCAGCTAACAAGCTTTCCCGTCCTAACTTTGGCAACATCACTACTGCAGGTGTAGCTGGGGACTCTATCCCTGTTGCTGCTCGTTTGCCCGGTGCGACTGCACTGCCAACTGCTTACGTATCTCCAGCAATGCTGGTTGCACGTATGGCACGTTTGCTTGATGCACAAAACGTACCTACCCAAGGTCGCTGGATCGTTGTTGATCCCGTGATGATGGAAGTCCTCCGTGACGAAGATTCACGTCTTCTCAATGCAGACTTCGGTGGTAACGGTCTGCAAAACGGTCTGGTGTTGAACAACTTCCACGGTTTCCGTGTACACGTTTCCAACAACTTGCCATCTGTCGGTACTGGTGCATCTACTACAGGTACTGCAGCACAGTCAACTAACTACGGTGTTATCGTAGCTGGTCATGACTCTTCC